CAAAATAACACTCATGCGTATTACCAGCAATAATGCACTTACTAAATCGTCATGTTGGCCAGTTTTTGCCTTGAAACTTGTACCAGCCGCAATAAATGCTTTGAGTTCTGTGATCAAGGGCCTACTGTTTAACTTCATTTTGTTTTCTTCAATTAGGTATTTTAGGCGGGCACAAGCTGATATTTTACTGCCGAATGTAGTGTTAAATCCTTTGCGGAATTTACGTACATGTCCTTTCTTTACAGGCTCACTAACAAACAATCCTGGGAATGTTTCCTCTCCAAGATCCTTGATAACAACTAGTGCGGCTTCACCCACTGTGTTATTTTCGCATGACCAGTAGATACTGTTAGTATATTCTTGTCCGATTTCGTCTTGAATATATCTTACTATGTCTCTAAATATTCTAACTTGATCTTGAATAATTGTTAAATTGTGTTGCCATTCGCCACATTGTATCATGCTGGGTAATTCAAATATTTGTATGGCAGCATAATCACCGCCTGTTCCTAAACTTGGATCCAGTGCAACAACATATAAGTTTCCAGACGTTGGTTTCTTAAACCAACGTACTTGTCCCATTTTAGTTATAGGTTCTTTACCAGTAAGTTCGCTAAGTTTAATACTGTTGATAAGTGTTTCGTCATATACCAGGAACTCGCATCCGTATTCACGACGGAAACGTTCTTCGCCAATACGACCCATTTCAACTTGTTTCCAGTTTTCATCGCGATCCGGATGTTCATTCCATTCTGCACGGAATCCGTGAAATCCATTGATGCCTAGGCCATCTTCTTTTTCATTACCAAATTCGTCAAACGTGTTTTTACTTTCTTTCCAAATTAGTGCAAACTCGTCTTCGTCACTGTTGGGCGTTGATGTAATAATTGCACGACCACCAGTTGCTAGCGTCGGGCTAATTGAAGTCCAAAACTCAGTGGCGATATTTGGCTGAACAAAGGCAAACTCATCACAGTATAGTAAGGATATTGACATACCACGACCAGTATTGCCGGTAGTAGTTGCTGATACAATTCTTGATCCATTTTCAAACTCAATAGAGCCTTTGTTATAGTTTACCACACCTGCACGAACATGGTCAGGGCATAGTTCATATCCATAACGAATACGTTGCATAATTTCCTGTGAGCCTGTATATTTGTGTGCCGCTACTAGAATAGTTTGATCTGGATGGAACATTGCAAACCATAGTAAGTATGCTGACGCACAAGTTGTCTTACCACTTTGACGTGGTAGCATGTTTATGTTAAATCGATAATCGTGATAACTTTGTAATAGTCGTTCTTGATATTCAAATGGCTCAAACAACAACTTGCCTTTAACAGGATGTTGTATATAGAAAAACTTTTTACTGAAATACAAATACCCATTTACCGGATCGGAACAAGCCAGCAGATCTTTAATATCATCTTCTGTGAACTTTTCTTTGGTATGTGCTTTCTTGGTGATTACACCATCTAAACTTTTTGACATAACTTTATTTACATAAAAAAAGCACCACGAAGGTGCTTTTTTGGTATACGCCTAATTAATTATTTGACTTTAAATTGGCTATAAAGTTCCTGTAGTTTGCCCACAAGTTCTTCGCTTACTTGAGTGTAAGGATTGCCGCCGCCGTTTGCCTTACGCACTTCATGATCACCACGGCCATCGTTTGATCCAATGTCAGTGACTGCGGATTGAGGGAAATATGCTTGCTTGCTTGCACCTGCCATGGAGTTTGCAAATTCTTCCATCTCTGGTTCCATCTCACCCCCAAACACCACATCCATTGCATCATGATCCGCATGTGGCTCGCCTACATTTTCAATACCCTTTAGGATATTCATCAAGTCGCGAATGCCGCCGTCACCTGAACCATTCATGCTAACACTCATAGTGACTGAGTCTTCTTGCCCCGAATGTTCATGACCCATGCTCATAGGAAGTGCCATCATGTCACCACATGTTTCGTTTTGCTGTTCTTTTTCTTTTACATCTGTAGAAACTTTGGCTCCTGAGCCAGTAGCTGGAAATGTTCCAGACAATCTTTCTCCAGGAACTTTAGGTTTATACGAAATAGTTCCGTCAGCATTTTTTGTTTTAATAACACCGCCTGGTGCAGTTGGCTCGGGAGTAGCTCCTTCATCTATTGCTCTAATTTGTTTGTACAATGACATAAAATTCTCATTGCTGTTTTCGTTCATTGTTGCCGCAACATAATTTCTCACATAAGCACTGCCATTATAGACCCAAGCAGTAACTTGTTGTCCATTCAAATCTGCAATAACTTTTTCTGAGCCTGGTGGCATTCTTGGTTGCATGCCACCTTCTGGATACAAAGTAACTGGAACACTGGATCCATCGGGTAAATTCATAGTTCCTCTATTACCATCGGTTAGGCTGATAACGGGAGTTGTGGGTGCAGCTGGTTCTGCCGGCGCCGCAGCACCAGCACTCATATTATTGTTCATTGTTTGTTGGTCAGCGGCTGTAAATGCTCCCGCTGGCAAGGATCCATCTGGATCATCTTCGGCCGGCAATGTTATTCCACCTTCATCAATGGCTTTAATCTTGTTGTAAATGTCTGAGAAGGTCATATTATTTTCCTTTCCTTGGGTCTGGATTTGTTACTTTACCAAAGACCCCGGCAGTCGATGATAGCTTTTCTGCTTTTGTAGATTTCTCACTTGGAGCTTTCTTAGCCAACAGTTTTTCGTTGACACCCTTGTACTGTGTGAGTTCAACTTTGTTTTTGTTTAGTTCTTTCAACAAACTCATAACATGTTTCTCACCAACTGAATCTTGACCAGTGCCCTTGTCATATTCTTTTTCAATCAATGCTTCGCCGCTGAGTTCATCATTGGCATGATTAAGTTCTTCTTCTTCTTGTTCTTTTAAATTACGTACTCGAATGTAATCTGCAGAAGTTTTACAATGCTCAGCAACTAAGTTTTGTATTTCTAAACTAGTGGCAGGATAGCCAGTGCATACATCAAACACAGTAACACCTACATTTGCTAATCCTGGAAAATCTGTTTGTGTTTCTTGAATGGGAGTGCTTTTTCCACTGCTACAACTCTCCACGTGAAACTTTGATAAAGCACGTTTAATCAGCATAGCACAGTCTTTGGGACAGTCTCCTGCAAATTTAATTTTAAATTCGTAGACTTGTTTATTTTCTACTAAGTATTCTTTGAATGATTTCATGTTAGATTCCTGATAGTATATTTATTTCATATTGCGTAGTTTTTCTAATAAACTATTGCGATCAGTGATAATAACACCATCGCCTTGTATACTGATGCCAGTGTCTTCTTGAATTGAATCGTTATCTAACTTCTGTTTTTTAAGCTGAAGGTCAATCATCTTTAACTTTTTATCTATTTTGGCAGCTTTGGCATCAATAGCGTTTTTTAACATTCCGCCAGCTACTTCAAAAATACGCCCACTGTAACGTGCTTCCACATTCATGCCTAAGTCCATAAGGTCGTCAAATGCATCTGTAGCACGGGTTGCAAGTGCGTCAAATTCTGCATCGCTTTCTGCAAGCCCTTTTACTGCTGGCAATGCGGCGGCAATTTTATCAAATTCTGACATGTCGCGCAGGAAGGGTTGAGCCATTTCTGCTTTAGCGGCAGCTTTTTCTTCGTCTTTGACAACTTTCTTGCTCTCGGGTAAGTTTAAAATTTCTTCAAGTTTCTTCATAATAATACTTATGCATTTCCTTGGTGGAACAAATCGTTTTCATTGAGAATACGGAACTTTATACCCTGTTGTCTGCACCATATATTGGCAGCGGCCCACTTGGCTTGATTCTTAACATACTGTGTTTGATTGTATTTGTTCTTGCCCACACGCTCCAATATAGTTTGGCTTGCTGGTTTGACTTCAATCAATTCCACTATAATCTTGTTATTCTTATCCACATACTGTATGAAAAAATCAGGCACATATATGGTTTGCCTTCCGGTTAGTGGATCTCGATACGGAATATTAATAGCTTCACTGGCCCATTTTTGCACACTTTTGTTAGTGTCGCAAAAACGCATAAAACTCCATTCCCAACTGCTGCGATATGTGGGAATCTTAGTACCCACATATTTTTCAGGTTGTGTTATG